TGTGACAATTAGCGCATACTACTTCACACTTTGCTATCTCTTTTTTAATTGCTGCCCAAGAAAATCCATCATGGATCATTCTTGAAATATTATATTTTTTATCTTTTAAATGATCAAAGTCTAAGACTATGTGATTATTTTCTCCGCAGTCAACACACCCGCTGGCTTCTTTAATTTCTTTCAGTCGCCTTTTGAATTGCTGCTTGTTATAAACCGCTAATTCTTTATCTGACATGTTGTTATTATTATACACCTAAGATGTAATGCCCCACACAGGTAATTCAGGCACGATGGCCCAGGTTATGTCAATGGGTAACTAATCCATCACTAAGGTCCTGTGTGGGGACATTTATATTGTACTACTTGATTTTGATTGTTTTTGGTTTCTTTTCTTCAGGAACGATGCGATCAATATTTATGTGCAACATACCGTCCTTAAGATCAGCTCCAGTTACTTCCATATATTCACCAAGAGCAAATGATCGTGTAAACTTACGACCTGCAATACCTTTATGAACAACTTCAGCATCTGTTACTTCTGTAATTTCTCCCTTAATAACAAGGGTTCCATTATCTACATTTACCCTAATATCTTCTTTTGTAAACCCTGCAACAGCAAGTGAAAGTCTATATGTATCTTCATCTAGTTTAAGAAGATCATACGGAGGGTAAGATTGCTTGTTTGTATTATATACATTGTTTAACTGTGTTAGGTTTCTATTAAACCCAATAAAAAAAGGGTCATTAAAAATGGCCCATGGATCGTTCATCATGTTATTCCCCTTTCAAGCGAATAAGTTAATATACCTCTCATTCGAGCAGGTATCTAATAATTATATCATATATTAGTGGTCTTTAAGTTTAAATACAAACAAGCATGGGTCTCCACCATCATCCCACTCTTGCATTTCTTCATCTGTCATGTAAGGATCTCCTTCATGTGTATTACAAAACACAGGAGATATCCATCCTCTATCAATTCCATTGTTCATCCAGATGTCAAACTCAAATGTATCTTCGTCTTTTATCATGGCTCTCCTAAATACTTACGATATCAATTGGACCCATACAAGATGGGGAAAACTTAATTGCTGCGCCAACTGCTGACTGTAATCGTCTGCGTGGATCTTTGATTTTTTCTGTAGCATGAAGTGCACCATAGGCATACTCTGCTCCAGATCCCATAGCAAGGTAGTCTAATTCATATTTTGATAAAGACATATCCGCAGAACTATGTTCATAGATTTGTCCTTTAACCGCAATAATCAAACCAAAGTCTGAATCTTTTCCTGTATCTATCCACCAGTCTGTATAAAACTTTTTAAGCTGTTTAATAAATTTAGTTTGCATAAACTTATCTGTATCACGAAGATCTGGAATGTCTGGATTAAAGTTATAGCGAAGTCTTTCACCATCCATAGATCCAGCATACCCAATTAAATATGGGCCAATCTTCCAAACTTTAGGAGCAGTCAATGATAGAATAGTACCATCGTCTGATGCACCACGATCTCCAGCCATATATATTTTATTTTCATGGCGTACAACAGCGATACAAGTCATGACAAAACCCTCCCCAAGTAGATATATCTAAGTATATCATCCCTATGGAGGGCTGTCAACAAAGGCCAAATATGACTAATTAGCCTTTTTGTCTACTGTTTTAAAGGCTTCATTAATCTCTGCTAATGTAAGCTTTCCATCGTCCAAAAAAGCTCTTGCCAGTCTTTCAATAACTGTGGCTACGCCTAATAGTCCTGCTAAGAATACAGCCTGCATAGTATCAATTCCTACTACTGCTCCTGCTCCTAAGACTGATAGTCCTGATGCTGCGAATACCGCTAAAATTCTCATAAGAATATTGGTTATTGCTCTTTGTGGGTGTTCTTTTTTAGGGGGTTCTACTACTGTTTTTCTGGTTGCCATTTTATTCCTCCTTATTTCTAATTGGACTAGTTAGTATCCATAGGGTTGTTGTTGCCATGATTCCATACCCAACAATTGTCTTAGCACTACCGTCCAAAACTACCCAGGCTATAAACATTCCAAGGAGAGTCCATGCCTGGTCTACCATATCCTTTAGGATATTTTTTACTATTCTTACCATCTTCTTCCTCCTCTCGATGCTGGCGAGTTAGATCCTCCACCAGAACTTCCACCACCCGTACTTCCACCCGTTGCTCCACCCGCAGCTACAGCTGCTGCATTAATAGCTGCTCCTGCTGCCACGACTGTTGCAACAACCATATCTGTTGCTTCTTCTCTTTCTTCTTTTGACATATCAGCACCAATACTTCCAAGTGCTGCTAAAGCTGCTCCAGGATCTGAGAATGCTTCTTGAAGCAATGCTGCTGGATCTTGTAATAATTCAACTTGTGCTGCTACTTCTGCAGTAATAACAACTGCGTTTCCTTGCTCATCTGTTCTTATATCAACAGGAGTTTCTTTTGGAAGATCTTTATACTCAATTCCAGAATCTTTAATTTGCTCAGAACTTAAAGCTTCTCCATCTGCCTGTGCAACAAGAGCATCTGCTACTAATGACTTTTCTGATTCATTTAACTTACCGCCATCTGCAGTCAATACTTCTACAAGATTAGCAACCTCAGCCTTACTAACATTTCCATCAGCCATTAAAGTATTAACAACTTCATTAGCTTGTGCCTGAGTAATAGTATTACCAGTAATTACTGCTGCTACTGCTTCTTTAACTTCTTCTTTAGTTGTTTCATTCTTTGCTTTTTCTGCAGCAATTCTTTCTGCTTCTAAACGTGCCTCTTCTTTAGCTTTGGCTGCTGCCTCTTGTTTGGCTTCTTCTACTGCTTTAGCATCTGCTTCTGCTTTGGCTCTAGCTTCTTCTGCAAGCCTTGCTTTTTCCTCAGCAGCTATTCTTTCCTCTTCAGCCTTTGCAGCAGCTTCTGCAGCAAGTCTTTCTTCTTCAGCCTTAGCATCTTCTTCTGCTTGTCTTATTGCTTCCGCTTTTGCTTCTTCTTCCGCTGCAATTCTGTCAGCCTCTGCCTTTGCTTCTGATTTTGCTTTTTCTTCTGCTGCTTTAACTTCTTCTGCAATACGATCTGCTTCTGCTTGGGCTTCTATTTCTGCTTGAATTCTTGCTGCTTCAATTTCTGCTTCTATGCGATCAGCTTCTGCTTTTGCTTCTGCTTCCGCTTTAATTCTTTCTTCTTCTGCTGCTGCTTCTTCTGCTGCGATTCTCTCTGCCTCTGCTTGGGCTGCTTCTTCTGCTGCGATTCTAGCAGCCTCAACCTCTTCTGCTATTCTTGCTGCCTCAGCCTCTGCTGCTATACGAGCAGCCTCAATCCCTGCTGCTATCCTTGCAGCTTCAAGTCTTTCTGCTTCTGCTAGTCTGGCAGCTTCTGCTAATCTTGCTACCTCTGCAAGCCTTGCCACCTCTACCAATCTTGCTGCTTCTGCTAACCTAGCAATCTCTGCAAGCCTTTCTACCTCTGCTAACCTAGCAACTTCTGCAAGTCTAGCAACTTCTGCAAGTCTTGCTACTTCTGCAGTAATGGCTGCTATTCTTGCAGCTTCTTGCTGTGCAGCCAACAATGCTGCAGCTTCTGCTTGAAGTCTTGCTACTTCAGCCAATCTTGCTTCTTCTGCTATTCTGGCAACTTCTGCTAGTCTTGCAACCTCAGCAAGTCTTTCTACTTCAGCTAGTCTTGCTACTTCTGCTAATCTTGCTACCTCAGCTAGTCGTGCTACTTCTGCAGTAGCTGCGGCAATGGCGGCTTCGGCTGCTGCCGTTGCTTGAGCTGCTGCCTGTTCTGCAGCAATTTCTTCTGCAGTCTTTCCAATTTTAAGTGTAACAACATTTGAGTTTACAGAGTATAGGGCTAATGTATCATTATCTGATCTAATATGAAATGACCAAACCGTTCCGCTTGGCATTAAACTTTCAAGTAGTGAGTGATCAATTGTTATTGTTGTGTTTAAAGAATTAGGTCCACCAACATTTCCAGTTGCAATTCCCCATCCGTTACACCCAGAACAATTAAAACTTATTGCATACCTTTCTGGCTGAGTGTTGCCAGTGTCTGGTGCATCCCAGTCTAGAACTGTTGAAGTTGAACCATCAACAACAGTCAAGTTTCTTGGGGGGCCTATTGTTTTAACTACTACCGCTGCTTGTGAGGTAAAAGCTGATGGGGGAATAATTTGCATTGAGCCAGACTGATCCCAGGCAAGGCTAACCCAAGCTCCACCACCATTTTCGTAGTACATTAACTCTATAGTTTTAGGTACTCCTGCTGTAAAAGATACTGGGGCACTAATAGTTCCACCACCACCCTTATCAACCCAGTCATCTGTTATTAAATTACCATCAAGATAAAGTCTGGTTCCGTCGTCTGCTTCTGCTAAAAATGATATATTTTGCGTTGTGTTACTAAGAATAGACCCAGTAAATCTTACAATAACATCTTCTGAGGGACCACCAAGGACACTGCCACTACCCCACTGAAAGTCAATGTTAGATACATTTGTTGTTGCTGTTGCAGTATCTCCTTGTGGTATGTAAGGGGAACCATTCTGACCAAGCACATTATGTACCTCAGCA